TTAACGGTTGACCGCTTCTTTCAACGCCTTGCCCGGGCGGAATTTTGGCGTTTTACGGGCGGCAATGGTCAACGGCTCGCCGGTCTTAGGATTGCGGCCTTTGCGCTCGGCAGATTGGGCAGCGTGGAACGAACCGAAGCCGACCAACGTAATGTCTTTGCCGTCCTTCAGCGTCTGCGTTACCACGCTGACAAACGCATCGACAAATTCCGCCGCATCGCGTTTGTTCAATTCTGCCTCATCGGCGATGGCTTGGATTAATTCAGATTTATTCACTTTTTGACTCCTATTTAGATTTAAATGCGGCAGACCGTGCCGCGCGGTTTATGAATTTATAGTTTCAGATAGCTTCAGTTTTTATTACCGCTCATCAGAGATTGATGTCTTGCCGCTTGGATGACTGCCAGATTCGGATATGCCAACACCTGATAAACCGATGTACTCCTTACCGGTTTTCTTGTCGGTAATTACGTATACCCCGCGATAATTTGAGTAAGCAAGATCATCAGGAATAACAGCAATGCGTTTCACAACGATGCGGTCTTCGGTTTGAATATCTACTGGCTTTCCCTCTCTATATTGCTGATAACTGGCAGTTGGTTCACAAGCTGCTAACACAAAAAGGCATATGAGTGACAAGAAAATTTTTCCCATGTTCACACCTTCGCCACATCCAAATTCATCAACTGATACTCCCCATCCTCGCCGCGCTGATACACCCGCACAAACGGCTTGCTGATATGCACCTGCAAACTGTCGGAGAGCGCATCCATCGCCCGTTGCCATTTTTCATCCGTGATTTGCAGGCGGCGCAGACCAAGTACGCGGGCGGTGCTGATATTGCCTTCTTTATCCACCTGAAACGCCGCGTTAATCAGTGTTTTCAATTCCGTGCGGCTGCCTTCCGTCCATTCGTTGATGCACTCGTCAATCAGGGCTTTGGCGGCAATCAATCCCTCGTCAAATACCAGCGTGTCCTGCATGGCAAGGTTGACGCGGTATGCGCCGTCAAAGCTGTGCAGGCTGATATTGCCTTTCTTACCGCCGACATTCACGTCATAGCGGTCGGCACTCAACTGTACAAACGCTGCAATATCGTCCATCGCCTCGCGTTTGAACGCCATCAGTTTATCCTGTACCGCGCGGGCTTTGGCGGCGATTTCCTGCACCAGCTCATCGCGCAGCAGGTCGATTTCTTTAATATTGGCCAGCGGCACGAGATTACCTTTGGCATCCTGTTTGTATTGGGTTTTATCAATGTTCATTTGTTTCCCTTTCATTTTGATTTTCGAAAATGCGTGGCCTCGGGGTATTTTTTAAAACCAACTTCGGGCATAAAAGCGTTATCGTCATCAACTTCTACTGCCTCCACGTTCTCGATGATCGTTCCATCGGGTAGTAGTACGTCGCAAATCCACCCGATACACGGGAGTTCATCGTTTAGATTTTTCCAATCATTCATTTCTTTACCTTTCTGCCTTTCGGCATAAATCCTTTGACATTCGTCCACCGACCGGTGCCTCGGCCCGTGTATCCAATCCCTGTTCATGCAGGGTGCGTTTTTCAATCTGCCGACAATCTTTTTCAGCTCGGCGGACTGCGCCTTGCCGTATTCCGTCGGCTGGTGCTTCTTTTCCAGCCTCGGCACCATTCTGATTTCGGGCGGCGGCAGGTGTTTGATAAGGTCGGCAGGGTTTGGCCACTCTGACGAGGATGCCGCGATAGCCCTAAAGGCTGCCTGTATCCTGATTCCGTCCTGTTCCGGTTGCCACGACCGGCCGCTCAGTATGCCCAACCAAAGTTCGGCGACTGCCGTCAAATCCGCCGAGGCAGGGCGGCCTTTGAGGTTTAGGGCGGCGAGCATCATAAAACCCTGCGCGATTGCTTTTTTAAGCCAGTTATTGTTCGCCTCCATTTGACCACTCCATCAAACCGCCCAACCCGCTCCTCAATTTGGTGTTTGCCACCTCTCCTGCGGGAGAGGGTTGGGGAGAGGGCAAAACCGCCGTTCCCGCCGTCTTTTCAGGCGACCAAAACGTAATGTTTTCCAACAAATAACCGTGGCTGGTCAGCGGCGGCGTCAGCTTTCCTGCGTCCCGTGCCTCAAGGCATCGTGTTGCCGCCCAAATCCAAGCCTCACGCGGAGCCGGGTAAGTTTTACGGTTACGGACGATTTCGCCCTCCCGTATCATCGGCGCAATCTCGCCAATAAGCTTTGAAACCCGGTTAAAACTTAAATCCTTTTCGGCGGGGCGAAACAGCGTCAGATACCGCAATACCGCCTTAAAAAGGTCGTCTGAAATGCCGGTCAGGGCAATCAGGGCTTCACGGGCATCGTCATGGGCGATTAAGACATCCAAGCTCATCACCGCGCCGCAGGTGGGGCAGCGTACTTTCATCGCGCCGCCTCCAAATCCTTACGGCTCAAACACCGCAATGCCGTCTGAACCACATCCTCAATTTCATCCGATAGCCGAGATGACACATACATCATCACAAACTTACCCGACACCGTTGTCAGCTCAGTGACAAGATGACCGCCTTTTTCGCGCCATACCGATACTTTTATTTTGCTGTAATCCCTGTTCATTTTTCTTCTCCCGCGGGCTCCAAAACCACGCCTGTTATTTTGTCTGTCTCGCTCATCCCGCCGTAAACTACCTCCCAGTTTTTATCGGCTTCAAGAGCATCTCTTTGATCTGCCGTTGCCGCGACCGGCTGGCAGGCGGCAAGCATGGCGGTCAGTATCCATAACCCCCTCATTTGTACTGCCCCCTGTCATAGACGTTGATCTGCATAGGCTGTTTTTGGCGGCAAGGCTCGGTCAGCATTGCCTGTATGGCTACGACGATGGACAGCAGCACAATTACAATGGCAAATTCGATTTCATATTTTTTCATGATTTCCCCTTTATTTTTCAGACTCTTCCGATTCGTTGATACCGGCCAGAACGGCTAACTCCACTATGTCCTGCCAAGTCAATACAAACCGCTTCCCAGTAGCTTTACTGACAACCATCGGCTCACATCCCACAGAGATTTCCATCGTGTATTCCATGCTGCCGACTTTCCCGGTAGCTACCTGTTTTCTAAGTGGAAGCAGTAAGTGATTGGGGTCAATAAATTTTCCGAATTTGTTATCCATCTCACACCCCCCGTACCACATCGCCGTCAACCATCTCAAAACCAAGCTCCGCCGCCTGATTCATCGCTGCCGCCACCAAGTTGTTGACCGCCAGCGGATAGAGCAGGCTGTTGGTTTCCAATCCCTTGCTCGTGCGGCTTTTGACTGTCAGACGCTCAGCAACCGCATCAATCGCGCTTTGGTCTAAAATCTTCGCCATGTCCGCATTGACGCGGTCAAATTTGTGCTTGAGATAGCCTTCTAGTTTGCCGTCGGTCAGCGGCAAGAGTGTGACCACCTCGCAGCGTTGCACCACCTCGCGCACCGCAGGATTGTTTTCGCTAAGTTTTTGCGCCAACTCCGTCTGACCGATTAAGACAATCCCGAGCAGGCGTTCAAACCCGTTTTTCAGTTCAAAAAAGCGTTTCAGGTGTTTCAGGGTCGGCAGCGGCAGACCGTGCGCCTCCTCAATCAAAAGCAGGTGTTTGTTGCCTGCTTTCGCGCTTTCCGACAAAGCGCGGTGGATTTGGCGGAAACGTGCTTCCGGGCTGCGTTTCGGGCTGGTTCCCGGCGACACCGCCTCCAAAATGGCCTCGGCAATATGTACCGCCTTAAGCGTTTTGCCTTTTTGGTCGTTGTCTTCCATTGCTAAGACATAAGGCTCGATCAGGATGATTTGTCGGCCTTCGCGGTTGATGCGGTCTTGCAGGTCTTCTCGCAGTGTGGATTTACCCGCGCCGCTTTCGCCGACCACCGCCACAAAACCGCCGTGACAGGCCGTCTGAAACATTGCCTCGCGCACATAGCGCACATCCGGCGTCATATACACATCGTCTGCAGACTGGATTTCGTCGTTAAACGGGTCGCGGAATAAGCTAAAATGTTGTTTTGCCGCTTGGTTTAAAGTTGCTTTTCGTAGTAACATCTCATTGTCCTTGTCTTCGTAAGTTGCTTGGGCAGGTGCGGCTTCCGGCTCGTTTCTCAGGCTCGCTGGGATTTCCGCACCATTCGTTTCAAAAAATTGTTTCAACTTCCTTCGCAGCTCGGCTGCGTTTTTTTTCGGCCATTGCCCGTGATTGACTACCGCCACCAGCATCGGCTTGCTGCATCCGATTTCGGCTGCCGCGGCGGCATAGGATTTGCCGATTTGCTTAAAGGTCTGTTTCATGCTTTCCCTTTTTTCAAATGCGACGACGTCGTCGCATTTGCCTAACCGGTTTTATGCAGTTTCAGACGACCCATCGTCTTGAGCCTGTCGTAAACCTCGTCCAATTTGCTCTCGACCACGCCTTCCGGGTAGTGTTTGAGGATGACCGCCATCGCCTGTTTCCAGTCGCCGCCGTCTGCCTCGACGCGGGGTTTTAAGCGTTTGGCGATTTCGACCTTGCTCAATACCTGCTCAGAGACCTCCATCCGGTTGTACGCCATCTGCTGTCCCTGTTTGGGCATAAAGAGCGTATTGCGCGCGGCAAGCGTATCTTCCTGATGTTTGTACGGGTCGATTTCGCCGCCGAATGGGACTGCTTTGCCTTTGCGTTTGGCGGCTGCCGCCTCCAGCGTTTCCGCACCCATCGCCAGCTTGTCCAGCTCTTTGCGATGCTGCTGCGCGTCCGTATCGGCAGGGGCTTTGTATTCCGCCCCAATGACTGCCGCATCAGCGCGGAAGCCCATCTCGTCAAACACCACTTCGGGGACGGATACCCAAATCTCATTACCCTCCGCGTCATAAGTGGCGACCCGCGCCCCGTTTACCTCCCAAGGGTTCTTAGCGACCAAAACCTTCTGACCGACCAAAATCCCCTGGATGCCTTTCACGCTATATACCCGTCCGCCGAAGCGGATTTCCAAATCCGCCGAGACTTTCGCCTCTTTCGGCGCGCTGATGGCCAGCTCTCGGCAATAATCCGCAGGCGGCGGCAGGATGAGCTGCTCGGGTTTGATTTTGTTCCACGCCTGATAGCGGGTCATGCCGTGGCGGCTGTGCTTTTGCGTACCGTTGTAGTAACGCATCCATCGTTCCGATAAAGCATTGAGCTGGTCGATGTCGTGTACCTCGGTAAAGCGCAACCCGCTCTCAAATGCCGTCTCGACAATATCGTTAGCTTTCTCGACCTGTCCCTTGGCACGCGGATTGCCCGGCTTGTTGATTTGCACATGCACATCCAACGACTTGCACAAATTTTTAAACGCCGCCGAAGTATTCGCGCTGCCCGGGTCAAGCATGACCATGCGCGGCACGCCGCGAAACGGGTCTTTTAACGGGTCTGCCTTTTGCTGCATCATGTAGATGAAAAAATCGCAGAGGTTCGCGCTGGTTTCGCCGCCGAAGTAATAACGCACCGCAATCGTGCCGGAGGCATGGTCTGTCCCCGTGTACCGCCAGACGCGGTCGTTTTCGATTTTGACGACGTTTTTCGGCTTATTTTTATAAAACTCCTCTTCTTTCATGACCCGCAGCCCCGTATCCTTGCCCTGACGTGGCAGGTAATACAAAACGCACAAACTCGGGTCGATTTGCCAACAATGGTTCGGATGCTCTGATTTCATCCGGCTGACCGGTTCGGGCTGGAGCAGTTGGTCGGGATGCAGCTTGTACTCTCGTAAAGCCCGGGTAATGGTGTTTTCAGAAAGCGGCATGACTTCCCCGGTTTCCTCATCAATCCGCGCCGCCTCGATTTTTCCGTTGGCGCGCAGCATTTCCACCGCCTGCCGCACCGACATCAACCGCTTGCCGTTGCGCCTCATTGCCTCCACCAAAACCGCCGAAATCAATTTAGCTTCTTCCGGCTTCAGCTCCGTCTTGCCCGCATCGCTGCGCCGTTTGCGCGTCGGCTTGACGCTGACCGCCTCCAGCTTGCGGTATAGCGTGGCAAGGCTGATGCCCAATTCCTGCGCCTGCTGCTTAAGATATGCAGAGCGTGCGCCGCGTCCCATTGCTTCCGCCTGATTCTCGACTGCCTTGAGACGCTCAATCATTGCCGGATTCATCGCCTTCTCCCGTTTCACCGCCCAACCATTCCGGCACATTGTCTGTCGGGGCTTCGGTCGGAAGGGCATAGCTTTCGCGCAGTTGCTCGCAGTCCAAAATAATTTGATTGAGCGTGCCGACCATCTTCGCGCGGTGGTCAAATCCATGCGCTTCGCCGTGAGCCGCCATCTGTTCAAACATCTCGCGCAATCGGCTGATTTGCGAGCGGATACCGACTTCCAGGCTGCCAAGCTGCATCGTCAGCTCGATGCCCACATCCACAGGTTTAGGCTCTTTGACACCCGTCTGCTTTTTCGACAGCTTTTCCGCCAGCTCATCAACCTTTTTATTTTTATCGGCAATTACCTTATCTTTCGCTTCCGCCGTTTCGCGGCTTTCGCGCAGGGCGACGCGCAGCTCCTTGACCGTCATACGGTCGACATCGTCAAAAGTGTTGCCGTTGACCTCGCCGCCTTCGGCAAGCTCCAACAAAGTGTCGTCGTCTTCAACCAGCAGCTCGAGCAGTTTGGATTTGCCCAACGTCATCAGCTTAGGCTGCACCTGTTTCATTTTCGGGTCGATAAATCGGAGGGTGGCATTCATCAGTCTTTGGGATTCCCGCCGTCCGAGGCCGAATTCTTTTTCAGCGATTTCGGCAAACCGCCCATGCGGCGTATGCTCCTTGATGATGATCAGCGCGCGTCCCAGCTCAAACATCCCTTCCATCGTTTGGCGTACCGCAAATCGTCCGCGCTCAATCCATACCGTCTCGTTGTAGGCCTCGCCGCTCGAAAACTTGTCCATAACCTCCATGCTGTGGATAGCCAGTTCGTTTGCCGTTGCGCCGACCGTATGCCCTAAAATTTCTGTTGCCATTTCTTTTGCTCCTCAAATGCGACGACGTCGTCGCATTTAGTAAATTCGGTTTTCCAATTCTTGCAAGCGCGCATTCAGCCGCTCTTGCTGTTTTCTAAATCGCTCTGCGATTTGCAGGGTTTTGATACCGTAGGCGTAGTTGCCGTTTTCGAGCTTGATGACCAATCCCGATGCAACCAAATCATCAATATCCCTGCTGACTTGCGATGGCGTCAGCCCCAGTCCGACCGATAAATCCTTATTGCTCAGACCGATAATCGGATGCTCGTCAAGCGCGATAAAGACCCTCAATAGCCGTTGTACCCTTTTACTTTCTGCCATATCGACTCCTACGCTGCGTCTTGTTTGGACTTAAGCCCGAGTTCCAGCGCGATTTGATGCGCCTTCCCCCGATTTGCCTTGACGGTTCCGTTCAGAATGCGGGACACGTACGTCGGGTCATAACCACGCGCCATGCACCAATCCTTCATCGTTTCACCGCGCTCTCGGAAACCTGCTTTTATTTTTTCTGCTTTCACGGAATATCTCCTATTTCGTTCTCGTGCTAGAATCATGATTGTTTAAAGATTTAAACAATCTTGTATCAAACTTGATGCAAGTATAATAGGAATATTTCTGGCTAGCAAGATTATTTCTAGTTTATTTTTAAGGATTAATTCTATGAGTTTGATTTTTACTGGAAATATTCGTGAACTTCTTGCAAAAGAAGAGCTGACTATCGCTGAATTTGCCGATTTGATAGATGAAAAAGTATCCAGGGTAAATGATGTTTTAAGCGGAAAGCAGCGTCCACCATTTGATATGGTGGAAAAAATATTGAGCAAATTTGATGTTGATGCAAACTGGCTGATTTCTGGGAAAAAGAATAGCAAAAGGAATATTTCTAGTTTGACGGCATTGTCAGACGACTACGCCTATATCCCCATGTTCGATGTCGAGGTCTCCGCGGGCAACGGCACGACCGCCTACGGCGTAACAGACCCCGCCAATCATTTGGCGTTCCGGCGAGACTGGCTGCTCCAGCGCGGCCTGCATGAGCAAGACCTCAACATCGTTACAGCTAAAGGCGACAGCATGGAGCCGACCATCAGCAGCAAAGACACGCTGCTGGTTGATACCTCCAAAACCAATCCGCGCGACGGCCAGATTTACGTTATCCGCAGCGGCGACGTTTTATGGGTAAAGCGTGTCCAACGCCAAATCGACGGCAGCCTGCTCTTGATTTCCGACAACACGACCTATCCGCCTATGCCGCTGATGCTGGCAGACCACCCTGATATACAAGTCATCGGGCAGGTGGTTCAGGTATCCAAAGACCTGTATTAAGGAGACAAAATGAAAAAGGGTTATTTGACATTGCTGGTGTCTGTTATGATGTTTTCCGCATCCGCCCCCGCCTTGGCGAAAAGCTGCAAAGACTTTCCGACGCAGCAGGCAGCGCAGAAATTTTATGAAGCCCGCAAAAAATCAGGATTGAGCGGCTGGAAGAGTTTGGACAGGGACGGCGACGGACGGGCTTGCGACTGCAACCCGGGCGGAAGCGGCAAGAATTGCCCGAAAAAGAAAAGATGATTTCTGAAAGAAATAGAATGGAAACAAAAATATATCTTGGAATCTTCTTATTGGCTGCTGCACATTTGGTTAATGCAGGAGGAGTGATGAAAACAGGAGGGATGATTGGTCCTCATCCTGAAACATTTTCGGAACGGTTCAATGAATTGAACAATGGAATGATGGATTTGTTCCCAAGAATATCAATTGTTGCGGGCAAGACACATCAAACAAAAGACCTTGGTAATGGCATTACGTTGTCTGCAAAACTGGTCAAGGAAGGAGATATTTTTGAGAACGTCCGGATAAATTGTAATACATTGGCGAAAACTCAAAGAATCAACAATTGCTTAGTGAGTATGTATTACACAGCTATTGCGTTGGATTATGAGATAGACCGTTTGGCATTTATGGATGCCATTCAGACTGCCGTCAAAAAAATGCAAGCCACTTATAATCAAAATGGAGTGGATTATTTCATTACGGTCAATCGTAAGCAGAAAAGTGTTTCCATGTTGGCAAAATCGGATATACCTATGCAGATTGAGGCAATGGACGATTCAAATGAAGCATATATGAAAAGCGATAAATGCAATCCCGAAGTTGAGCTGTGTATTACACCTTAGCTTCCGGCAGGTTTTAACCTCCTTTAAAAGCCCATTCAGACGACCTTTTCTAAAATCCCTGTATTGATTTCAACCTCAATACAGGGATTTTCCATGTCAGACAAATTCAACCAATTCATCAACCGCGTCCTCTCCCACGAGGGCGGTTACGTCAACCATCCCAAAGACCCCGGCGGTGAAACCAACTGGGGCGTCACCAAGCGTACCGCACAGGCAAACGGCTTTACCGGCTCCATGCGTGCCATGACCCGTGAGCAGGCTGTTGGCATTTACCGTAAAGCGTTTTGGGAGCGTTACCACGCCGACAAAATGACCGAAGCGGTCGCTTTCCAATTTTTTGATGCCTGCGTCAACCACGGTTACGGCAATGCCGCCCGTATGCTCCAACGCGCCGCAGGCGTGCCGGACGACGGCATCATCGGCGAGATCAGTCTCAAAGCCATCAATTCCCTTCCCGAAAACGACCTTTTATTGCGGTTCAACGCCGAGCGTCTGGTCTTTTATACCAAGCTCGGTACGTTCACCTCTTTTGGCAAAGGCTGGATTCGCCGCGTCGCGCAAAACCTGATCCACGCATCAGCGGACAACATTGATTAAAAAAGGAGCAATCATGTCAAAAAAGTCTTTACTCGCCCTAATGGCCGCCGTGATGTCTCCCAGTTTCAGCGTCGATCTGGGCATTCGTTCAGCTATACCTTCTCAGGGATGCCGGACGATGCCTCACCGTCCAAGCGGGGTGGCGGCGGCGAAACGCGCCGCGAAGAAAAACCGTCAAAAATGACCGGCTTTTTCCGATGGCTGGGCGGCTTAGTCTCCAATCCCGCAACCGGGAAAATCAGCCATACCAAATTATGGGCAAACGTTGCCGCCGCAGCGATGACCTATAAATTCTCGCTCGCACCCGATGCCCCCGAATGGCTTTGGTGGGCATACGGCGCAATGGTCGGAGGCTACGCCTTAATCAAACGCGGCATTGCCGCCGTACCGCAGTTGGCGGAAATCAAAAAATCCGCGAATCCCGAAGAATGGAGCGGCAATGATTGATTTTTTGTACAAAAACAAAACGGCATTGGCATGGCGTGCATTGATTGTGTTAGGCATCTGGCTAAACGGCTATCACTATGCCGCCGACAAAGCCGATGCCAAGCAAACCGCCCTGATTACCGCCTACCAAAACTCGTCAATGGCGGCAGCCAAACAATACGCCGACGAGCTTAAAAAAGCGCAGGCGGAAACGAAGCGTTGGCATGACTTCGCGCAGCGTCAAAGCATCGAGCTGGCATCCGCCCTGAGCGAGCTGGATAAAACCAAAAACACCTTACAGGAGCAAACGCATGACGCGATTCAAAAAGACGGCAATGGTTTTAACGGTATCGGTTCTAACAGCCTGCACCTCTACAACCGTGCCTTCGGATACCCCGATTAAAACCGTACCGACAGTGGATTTGCCGCCTGTATCTACCGGGCTGCTGGTCAAATACGAACGCCCCGAGCGTCCGACCGGCGGCTCACCCGAACAACTCTTGAACCATGCCGTGCGCTACGGTGAATACTGTCAAAAGCTCGAAATCCAAATTGAGGGCTGGCAGAACTGGTACACGAAAGGCCGTCTGAAACATGACTGATTTTGCCGACCGCGCATCAGAGCGTGAAGCCATATTTTTGGAAGAGTCCCTGGCGAAACATCAAAACACACCGGAACGCGCCGACAGCCTGAGCCATTGCGAAGATTGCGGCAGCCCGATACCGGAAGCAAGGCGAAAAGCAGTCAAAGGCTGCACCCGCTGCATCGTTTGCCAAGAATATTTCGAACACGGATGATCTTAAAAAATGGAAAAAACCTTTATACACATCGAATTTTGGCAGCTTGTCGGCTTTTTACTCTCCTTCCTCGGCATCTGTTTTACCTTCGGCAAAATGCTGCTGGCGCAATTTCGCGAGCAGCAGGACGAACGCCAAAAACAGCAGGAACGCCTGCAAGGAAAAGTCGAAATAATGGAAAACAAACTGGCGGAATTCAACGCCGGCCTGCCCCTGACCTATGTTTTGCGGGAAGACTACATCCGCAATCAGGTCGTCCTCGAAGCCAAGCTCGACAACGTCGCCGAAAAACTCACCGAAATCTACAAAATGGAAAGCGTAAAAAAATGATTAGCCAAGAATTGATTGCCAAACAACGCCGCGAGGGGATGCGTTGGAACATCATCAACACCCTTAATAAAGCCCGCCCGCATACCACCAGCGAGACCTTTCTTCTGGACATCATGAATGCGATTTACCCGCAGACCACCGCCACCGAACTGCGCCAGCAGCTCGACTACCTTGCCGACCGCAAAATGGTCGAGCTGAATAAAGCACCGCACGGCTTGTGGTTTGCCGACCTGACCAGTTTGGGTGTCGATATCGCGGAATACACGGTTGAATGCCGCGCCGGTATCGCCCGCCCCGAAAAAGTGTGGAGCTGATATGGCAAAACGCAGCGTCATCGACCAGCTCCCCGAAGCCGTCCGACACGAGTTCGAACGCAAGCTCGTCGAAAACGGCTTCGCCGACTATCAGGCATTGTCCGAATGGTTGCAGCAGCAGGGCTACGAAATCAGCCGCTCTGCCGCCCACCGCTACGGCCAAAAAGTGCAACGTCGTTTTTCCGCTATCAAATCCAGCACCGAAGCCGCGCGACTGATTGCCGAAGGCGCAGCCGATGAAGGCGATACCCGTAGCGAAGCATTGGTTGCAATGGTGCAGTCCGAATTATTTGAAGCCATGTTGGAAATTGGTGAAATGGAAGACTTATCGGCTGTAGACAGGTTTAGCATGGTTGCGAAATCGGCCAAAAATATCGCGACTCTAACATCAGCCAGTACACGTCTAAAAGAATATCAGGCAAAAGTTAAAGCCAAAGTCGCAGCCGCCGCCGAAAACGTGGCCAAGCAGGCAAAAAAAGGCGGGCTGTCCGACGCGGCTGCCGAAGCCATCCGCAAACAGATTTTAGGTATCGCATCATGACGACCAAAACCGAAGACCGCACGCCATCGGCATTGCTGTCTTACCAGCAGCGTTGGTGCGCCGATAACTCTCCCGTCAAACTCTGCGAAAAATCCCGACGCATCGGTCTGAGCTGGGGCGAGGCTGCCGATACCGCCTTACTTGCCGCCTCATCGGGCGGCATGGACGCATGGTACATAGGCTACAACAAAGACATGGCTTTAGAGTTTATCCGCGATTGTGCCAACTGGGCGAAATTCTACGGTTTGGCGGCGGGAGAAATCGAAGAGACTGAGGAGGTGTTCGTCGAGGGTGACGACAAAAAATCCGTCCTCGCCTTCGTCATCCGTTTCGCGTCCGGCTGGCGCGTTACCGCCTTATCCAGCCGCCCCTCAAACCTTCGCGGTAAGCAGGGGCGCGTCATCATCGATGAGGCGGCGTTCCACGAGCAGCTCTCCGAGCTGCTCAAAGCGGCAATGGCATTGCTGATGTGGGGCGGGCAGGTACACATCATCTCTACCCATGACGGTGTGGACAATCCGTTCAACGAGCTGATTACCGACATCCGTGCGGGCAAAAAGCCGTACTCCATCCACCGCATTACTTTCGACGAGGCCGTTTCAGACGGCCTCTACCGCCGCATCTGCCTGCGTTTGGGTAAAGAGTGGACGAAAGAGGGAGAGGAGGCATGATGCAAAGAGATTCGTGATTTCTACGGCGACGATGCATCCGAAGAGTTGGACTGCATCCCTAAAAACGGCGGCGGCAAATGGCTCAACCGAGCCTTGATTGAGAGCCGTATGAGTCCTTATACGCCGGTTATCAGATACGACCAAAGCGATGAGTTCGGCCTCTTGCCCGAGCCGCGCCGCGCTGCCGAAGTCGCGGACTGGATCGCCGACACCCTGCAACCGCTGCTCGACGGTTTGGATAAAACCCGGGTTTCCTTTGTGGGTGAAGACTTTGCCCGCAGCGGCGACCGTACCGTCATCGTCCCTTTATTGCAGCAGCCTAATTTAAGCCTTAAGCCGCCGTTCGTATTGGAGTTGGGCAATATGCCGTTTGCTCAACAAGAGCAAATCATGAAACACCTGTTGCACGGCTTACCCAATCTGCGCGGAGCGGCATTGGACGCGCGCGGCAACGGTCAGTCAATCGCCGAAGCCATGCGCGACGAATTTGGCGCGGAGGTATGCGAGTCGGTCATGCTCTCGGAAAACTGGTACCGCACCCATACCGCTCCGTTCAAAGCCGCCCTCGAAGACGGCACGTTGGACGCAATCCCCAAAGACGAAGACATCCTGACCGACCTGCGCGCCTTCGAGCTGGTCAGAGGCGTGCCGCGCATCCCCGATGCACGCACCAAAGGTCAAGACGGCAAAAAACGCCACGGCGACGCGGCGATTGCCTTTGTCCTTGCCCATTACGCCAGCCGCGAGCTGAATACCGGACCGATACGCGTAGCCAGCCGCCGGATCCGCCGAAAAAGCGCATTAACCAAAGGTTATTGATATGAATGATAAAACCATCAAGAAAATTATTTTCACCCTGTGTTTACCCGTATTGGTGGCAATTACGCTTATTGCATCACTGCCTTTTACAGTATTGCTTGTAGCAAGATTCATAATTTTTCTATTGCTACTCGCTTCTTACCCTCTACTTCTGATACTGGCAAAACTGCTGCCTAAACATTGGAATCCGCACAGTCCTTTCAAGTTTATAAAAGATACGGCTCAATCATTGCCATATCTCTGGCGAAAAATATATGAATTGTGCTTACCTTTTTGATAGAAAGTTTTATTCATGCCCAAACCCCACCTCAAACTCAAAACCAGTCAAGGCATCATAACCTTCAAGCCGCAGGATCTATCTGCACATCTCGCCGTTTCCCGCCCGTTTTTCAGCGGTTTTAACGGCTGGCTGCCTAATCCCGACCCTGTTTTGCGCAAAATGGGCAGGCAAATCTCCGTTTACCGCGAGCTGATGCGCGACCCATTAGTCGGCTCGCTGGTTCGCCGCCGAAAAGCCGCTGTCGCCCGCCTCGAATGGCGGCTTGAGGGCGACGACACACCTAAAAATGTCCGGGATTTTGTCGATAGCTGGCTGGCTGAAACCGATGTTTACCGCCTGATTAAAGATGTTTTAAACGCTGTTTTTTACGGTTATCAACCCATCGAGCTGATTTGGCGTACAGATTCTGCATGGCTGCCTGAAAAAATCATTGCCAAGCCGCAAGAGTGGTTCGCCTTCAACGACGACGGCGAGTTGCGTTACATCCAAAACGGGCTGACCGATACCGTTCCCCCGCCTTATAAGTTTCTTTGCCCGACACATGAGGCAGATTATCTAAACCCATACGGCTTAGGCGATTTGGGCTTGGTTTTTTGGCTGGTCACCTTCAAACGCGGCGGCCTTAAATTTTGGATGCAGTTCACCGAGAAATACGGTGCGCCTTGGCTGATTGGTAAAGAGCCGCGTTCCAATACCCCGCAGGATACCGACAAGCTGCTAGACGCGCTCGAAGCTCTAATCGGCAACAGCGTCGGCACCATCCCCAACGATTCCAGTGTCGAAATCCACGAGGCAAGCGGCAAGGCATCATCTATTGATGCCTACGACAAGCTCATCCGTTATTGCCGCTCCGAAATCAGCATTGCTCTACTCGGACAAGACCAAACCACCGAAAAAGACAGTACCCACGCCAGCGCGACCGCTGGTTTGGAGGTAACGGACGACATCCGTGACGGCGATACCCGTATTGTTGAGGTGGCATTAAATCAGTTGATAAAGTGGGTGGTGGAGATTAATTTCGGAGACGTATCTGCGCCGAAATTCGTGCTGTTTGAAAACGAGAAGAGCGGCACAAAAGAGCGGGCCGAAAGAGATAAGATGATGGTGGATGCCGGTGCCAAGTTCACCAACCAATACTGGCAGCGCACATACGGCCTTGAGGACGGCGACTTGGCGGACGAAGTCCAACCAACCCAAGAGGGTAGATCTGCTGATTTTGCCGAGTTCGATTTGACGGATGCAGGTTTGGTCATCGACGGACTTGCACCCGATACAGGCATCCTGAATAAACAAGGCGAACGGCTGACTGCCGTTCTAGTGGCTGAATTAAGGCAGGGAGAAACCGCCGAGAACCTGCTTGACCGTCTGTCCGCCGCCTATCCGAATATGGACGATACCGCCTTACAAAACGAGTTGGCACGCCTGATTTTCCTTTCCGACTTGGTCGGCAGGATTGAAGTGGTACAGGAGCTTAAATCATGAACCCCCAAGATATTAAAGCCGTCTTCGGCATGACGCCGGAAGCCGCCGTCGCCTATCTAAAGCAAAAAGGCATTGCCGTATCTTGGGATTGGCAGGATATGTTGGACGACGCGCACGCCACTGCCTTTACGGTGGCCAAAACCGCCAAAATGGATGTACTCTCCGACATCTATTCCGCCGTCGTCGATGCCGCTGAACAAGGGCGGACGCTGGAAGAATTCAGCCGCGAACTCGCCCCCGTCTTGCAACGCAAAGGCTGGTGGGGCAGGCAGGAAGTTAAAAATCCCGAAGGCGAAACCCAAAGCGTACAGCTCGGCAGCCCCCACCGCCTTAAAACCATTTATCTGACCAATATGCAGTCAGCCTACATGGCGGGTCGCTACGCCGAAATGATGGACTCCATCGATACGCACCCTTATTGGCAGTACGTCGCCATCAACGACAGCCGCACCCGCGAAACCCACCGTATGATGCACAACCGTGTCTATGCCGCAGACGACCCTGTTTGGGATACCTTATATCCGCCGCTTGATTTCCGCTGTCGGTGCCGCGTCAAACCCCTGTCGCGCAGTGCGGGAGAAGGGCGCGTCCAACCTCGTCCGACGCTTGAAACCATTACCGTCAATATAGGTTCAAATCCCTATACCGGCGAGGAGCGTTACGCACAGCGTACCGGCATCCGTATCAATAACAAATTTATCGCACCAAATGCAGGCTTCAATGCCAACCAAGGCAAATCAATGCTATCCCGCATGGCGCAAATCGCCGTAGACAAAGCACAGGTAACCCATCCGGACATCGCCCGCATTGCCCTAAAAACTATGATGGGTAACGACAGATTCAAAAACGCCCTAACCCCCGAATCGTTGGCATGGGTGCGTGAATTATTGAGGGGATGACCATGCTTGAAATTAAATTAGACGCAGAGCGGCTCGACCACGGTTTAAGTACACTGCTCAACAACGCCACTAATACCCGCGCCATGATGCGGGGCATCGCCACCGAGTTGTTGTCCATGACCGAAGAAAACTTCGAATCCGAAGGTTGGGGCGGACAGCAATGGAAACAAAGCCGGCGCGCCGCAGACGAGGGAGGCAAGACCCTGCAAAAAAGCGGGCAACTCGCCGCCAGCCTGACCACACAGGTCGGCAGCAACTATGCCCGCATCGGCAGCAACAAAAAATATGCCGCCATCCATCACCTCGGCGGTCAAGCAGGGCGCGGCCACAAAACCAACCTCCCCGCGCGCCCCTACCTCCCCATCAACGGCAACAATGAACTCCAACCGGACGCCGAACGCCGAATCCTAGACATCGCCATCGCCGCACTCAAAAAAGGACTCTGA